TTCCAAGCAGTCACCATAAGTCTTCTTGAGTCTGGGTTCTTTTTTAGATCTTCAATTAGAGATTTGATTTGATCATGTGGTCCCTGCCAAGCATACGCAATACCGTTGTGAAACTCTTCGTCGTTACCCCAACTTCTCCACTGCTTACCATATACTGGACCTAATTCGCCCCATATTTTTGCAAAGTCATTATCAGTTTTTATTTTTTCTATAAACTCTTCCTTCGGCGCTGGATCGTTTAAAGTCATTAACCAAGATCTTTCATATCTTTTATAAGCATCACCGTCCCATATATGACAACCGTTATCAACAAGGAACTTAATGTTTGTATCACCGCGAAGGAACCATAACAGTTCGGTTACGATGGTCTTAAACGGCATCTTTTTAGTAGTCAATAAAGGAAAACCTTCCGACATTTTATGACGGATCTGTCTACCAAATACTGATATTGTTCCGGTACCTGTTCTATCTTTTTTCTCCACGCCATTGTCTAAAATGTCTTGGAGAAGTTCTTGGTATCTTTTGTCTAAGCTATTCATCCTCTTTTTGAATTGTGTATTTGATTGCGTGAAAGACTATCCAAGCAATTTCTATGAGCCATATTATCGATAAGACTTTAATTATCGCTACCATATTTCTTTCTTAGGTATTCTGCCCAAGCCGCTTGTTTTCTGCCGTTTATGAAAAACCATCCCAAGTTTATTTCAAACCATTTAGTTATAGACTTCATCACTTTTTTCTAATTAAGTTTATTCTTTTTTCTGGTCTTATCTTTCTCTCGATCTTGAAACCTCCACCAAGGTAGCCAGAAAGTATCTTTTGTACTGTTTCTTGTCCGTGGATTCCATCTACTATTCTTCCGTCAAAGCTAGAATCGTGCATTGGGATCCCATTGGTGTTTTCTACCTGATCGAGTTCAGTTGCATACTTAAAGACTATCTGGTCCGGTCCTTGTGTTTCTATGAGTTCAAAACCAGCAAAACTCCACCCTTTATCCTTGATAAACGAGTGGAGTTCTTTTCCTAGTCTCCCAGAAAAAACTATCTGGGATGGTAGCTTTTGGTGTTCGCTAGCCAGTTCCGATACGTGTGAATCAATCAGACTAAAAAAGTCTATTGAAAACTTTGAGTCCTTAAGGGTTGGAACCTCAAACCGCATTGTTCTTTGCTTCTTCGGCTATCTTACGAAGGATAGCATTGACTTTACCGGTCTTGTTACCGTCTACCCAAAATTCTCCTTCGTTGTTGCAGATAAAGTGGCGAATGCCATCGTCCATACAATTAAGCTTGTATTTGTTTGAAGTCCCATGAACCACTCCAAAATGATAGATAAAAGTCTCCTTTTCGTAGTGATATGAGCTGGCTTCGGCAAACCTAATTAAGACGTCATAGACCTTCTCAGCGGTCTTTGTTGCCATGTGCTTCATTATCTTCTAGTGACTAGGCCCAGGATTTTTGACTCTTGTACGCTGGCTACTGCTGATTCTGCGATAGAATCTTGGAATCTCTCGTTAAGGATTTCTTCAACCTCAGCAACGCTGTCTGCGTCTACTAGGTACTGTTCGTAGACTTTCTTGATTTTTCCTGTGTTGTCGTCTACTGTTTCGAATTTTACTTTTGCGATGTAATACATACTATTTGATTTTGGTTGTTAAACTTTTGATTATCTCGTTTAGGTCCTTTGACTCTTTCATAAGACTAGTCTCTGGCTCGATCTGGGCAAAGGCAGCATTGAGTAAGACTAGTACTGCCGATATGTCTGCATTGATCTTGGTTTCAAAGATCTCGTTGATAAAGTCCGAGCTTTCTTTAGGACCGATCAGAGCATCCGCGTTTCGGTAGACTTCTAGAGCTTCTTTTCCTCGTTCGGAATATGCTTTTTTAAGGTCTTCTAGGCTAGGTAAGCGTCTTTTGTGAAACGACATCTTATTGAGTTAATGGATTTAATCTTTATACTTGGTTTTTTACATAGGTTTACCCAAACTTGGCGATATTCTTATATTTTTTCTTGATATCGTTTATCTCCTTTATCGCCGAGTCAAATTTTTTCTTGATCTCAGGATCTACCGTAAAGTCCAGTATAGTTCTACAGTTTGGGCAGACCGATATTGGATTCTTTAGGATGAACGGCAGGTCCATACCCAGAGGAGTCTTACAGAAAGGGCAAGGCAACGGCATTTACTTTCCGTCTTTGTGTTCTATGTTTTGGATGTATGCATCGATGAGTCTCGATACCATCTCAGGTTTGGTGTCAGACTTGAATTTTATCTTTATCTTAGCCATTCCTGATGAGTCTGAATTCTTGCCAGAATCGACATTAATCGACTTGATATTGTGAAGCTCTTCTTCTGACTTCTTCTTGAAAAGACCTAAGAGCTCTTTTTTAAGAGTAGATGGCTTATTGTCTCCGACTATTAGTCGTGCATCAAACTCTACATCTAGCTCGTCCAGCCCAATCGATGAGTGGTCTGCTAGTATGTAAAGAGGGACGTCCAAGTCCTTGTTACCCACCTTGAAAGTGGTGGTCTTGGCGTTTCCTTTTTCGTCAAAGTAATTTGATAAGTTGTTTATGTGTTGTCTCTCCGACAACCTTTTAGCTACCATGGCGGCCTCTAAGAGGCCGCCAACTAGCTCGTCTATGTTTAATCTTGCCATTCAGGTTAGATTTAACTGGTGTTTATTACTTGTTAGGGTCAGCTGTCAATGGAATAAGAGAAGGCTCTAACATCTGTGTCAGATAGTCAGAAAGCTTTAACATTCCTTCGGTCGCAGGCAACTGGTCTGCGTGTACTTTAACGTTGTACTTAGCCGAGTTATCGGTGCTACGTGTGTTTTCTTTGTGAGTAGCAACGCTTCCAGACATAGAAGCAGAGTACTTCATTCCCCAGAAACCTCCGCTAACGGATGCACTGAAAGATCCAGAAGTGTCTGTGCTTGATTTGTCTACTTCTGAAGATTTTACTTCCATCGTGAATTCGATATCAGCCGATGTGATAGCTAATGAAGGAAGCGGAACCAATGGTAGCATAGGAACCTTTGAATAAAGAGTCTCAAGAGATTGCTCTCCAGTGTCTCCGTTAGTCATTACACGATTCATTTGAACGTCTAATGAACGAGCGGTCGTTACGTCTTTACCGTCTTTGTCTTTTTCTGTCACGAAAGCAACTTCACTGATGTACTTCCAAGTGACTTCGTTTAATTTAGCTTGTCCTTTAGCCATTCCGATGATCGGGCTAACGATTAGGTCTTCGATTGGAAGTCCTACAAACTGTTGAGCAACATTGTCTGCCATAATATAGGGTTTTTTTATCTAGTACTAACTTTTCAAAACAAGTTTAGTATCTTTGTTATTTATCCTTAGATTAAGGCATTATACTTCCCTAGCCACTCCATGGTTCGCCTTGAACACCGGAAAACGAAGCGAGTGATTTCCATGCTGATCAGTAGTCTCTTCAAAGTACTGATCTGTGATCGTTGCACCCATCATCTCGCCGATGTTTCTGTAATAGTGACGACGTTGATCGATAGTAAATCCACTACCTACTTGAACCTGAGATCCCTTGTGTTGGATGGTGATTGCGCTCAGCATCTCTTCTTCCACTTCTTTGCCGTTTACGATGACTCGCTGAGGTCCCATGATCAGGCCAGTAACGATATATTCGTCGTCAAAGAACTCCTTGATCTTTAACATGTCTTTTGAACGACCTGACTTATAATTGGCGTCTCGTCTAGCGATAAGGCCTTCCCAATTAGAATCCTTAGACTGGTTCTTTAATTCTTCTAATGAGTCCTCGTCCGTGATCCTAACCTGAGGCAACATTTCAAGTATGTTAGACGAACCCAAGTCTCCCAACCACTGTTCTCTAGACTCTATTCTTGTGGAAAATAGGGGAGACTCATCGTCTCCTGCAAATTCTCCAGGCTGAAGAATATCGAAGATTTGATATCTTGGATTCTCGATGGTGTGGTCCTTACGTTGGATCTGTTTCAGGATTCCCTGGAAGTCGTCTGAGCCATCTTCGTTCATAAGGCATAGTTCACCGTCTAACACGACATCCGTGAACCCTAGACGCTTTATTTCCTCTGCTACCTTGCTTAGGGTATGGAACTCCTTACCGTTTCTTGAAAAGAATCGAACGTCGTCTTCATAAACGAAACAGATACATCGAACACCGTCAAGTTTCCTAGAAACAAACCAGGTCCCGTCGAAGATGTCTACGCCCTTTACTTTGGCCGCATCGTGAGCCAGAGCTACCTCAAAGGTTGGGATAAAGTTAGGATTCACCTTATTGATTAGGGTCGAAGTCGCCCTAGTCTCTAGGTTTCTGTCTATTATCTGATAGATCAAGTCGGAATATTCTTCGTAATCCTTGATGAAACGATTTGCTGCCTGTATCGCGGCATGGCCCGTCACATGACGCTCGTTGAAATCGTCAAGCATCAGGAAGAGATCGTCATACCCAGTCGAAGCGATTAGATCTTGTCGTTTTTTCAAGTTTGCTGAAGTGACTCCAAAGTTCCAATACGGCTGATACGTATAGAACAGGACCTTCTTAACAAAGTCGTGATACTTGTATTTGGTGAGAACGTCGACCTTGTGATTGGTCGAGTTTGACGAGTTCATCTCGTTGACGAACTCTCGAAGCTCTTTAAAATCTTCAGTGTGATGCATAAGGTTTCCTTTTAGTTAGAATACTAAATCAAAAGGAAAGTTTACAAGAACCTGTGATGTTTTTATTGCACCAGCCAGCTGGTACTTCTACCGCAAACCTTGCAGGTTTTTTGCTGGAGTAGATCTTTTGCTCCTCGTCGCTTAGGCCTTCCCCTGGTTCCATCGTTTCGTGTCCTAAGTAGTTCATGAACGAATCGAAAAAGATCACATCTAAGGGAAACTTTACGTTCTTCATCCAAAAGCCTAATGGCTGGTCTGCGTCGTAAACAAAGAGAATTCCTTCTCCGTCTATTGGTTCCGACTCAGCATTCATGTAGCCCTGTGCCTGGCTTTCGG